AACTCTTCCAAATGAATAAGCAGACGTTTTATTAGTAACCCCTTCGAATACTTCCATATCAGTATCACCACCTACAAATGACGGTATTGTTCCTGCAGCATTAGATGCAAACGTGTGAGATTCATTTGTTAGAAATGCAGTTACTGCGTCTGTACCATCTGCTCCTGGTGTTCCGTCTGATCCAGTTGCTCCGCCTTGTACTTTAAATAATGATGTTGTGTCTGATAATGAATCTCCATTAACTGTAATAGATACTGGAAAATTATCTTTATCAGTTTCCAATCCTCCTGCAGATAATGCTCCTGCAAATGTTATACTTCCAGATACAATTCCACTATATAATCCGGCTGAATTTACTGTTATACTACCAGTATCAAAATTAAATCCAGTTACATTGGTAGATTGAGCTGTTGTTATAGTAACATTACTAGCAGATATACTTGCAGTTAAGTTTTGTTGTGATATACTAAATATAATATTTGATGGGGTAGCTGTGTTGTCTGATGCACTATCAAATGCCATTACTTGTGAATCAGACGTTAATATCAATGATTTTGCTGTATTTGATGCTGTAGCTTCATTTATTGCATCTTGTACATTTTCACCTGATTCTAGTCTTAACTGTCCTCTAACGGTTAATGCTGATCCATCCCATGTTAATTTATCACCTAATGAAAAATTAGATCCAGAATCAACATAAAATCCAGTATTAGAATTTGCATGACTACCTACTCCAATAAATAATTTATTGTTTTGCATATGTATTCCGCCAATAGACCCTGTATTTGCTATAATACCGCCTTGTAAGAACACATTATCAGTTGCTAAGCCATAACCTGGTGTTGAATTCCCGAATACATAAGACGAATTTGCAAGCCCCGATAAGTCACCCATTCTAGCTTTTAGTGAAACGTCATATAACCCACTACCCGTTCTTTCTACTATGTCAATAAATGGAGTTGCTTGATCATTGGGATTTGCATTCATTTTAATATAACCAGTTCCAATTTTACCAGTACTTACTATAACTTGTCCTTCTTCATATGATTGAGACGTAGATGCTAAATCTCCAACAAAACTTCCTTCTGAGCCACTTCCGTATCCTCGTTGAACATATATTCTACCAAATACTTCATCTTCATTTGAATTATCTCCATCCAATGAAGCTGATTCTACAAAAAGATATTCCGTTTGGAATCCAGTATTATCAACTTTTTTAGCTAATAATATTTCACCAGTTATAAATCCGCTAGCATTTTTGACTGACATTGTAGTGGATGTTGCTGGTACTTGAGATCCTGTAATAGTAGTTGAGTTTGCAATCCATACTTGACCTCCGATTGCATTAACAGATTCTTTTTCAAATGTTGTTGTTCTTAATGTTCCTCGTATTCTTACATTTTCAAATTCAGCAGTTCCATTTCCTTCTGAAGATATTTTCCATCCTTTTAAGCCACTAGCAAAGTCTCGTGTCTGTAGGATACCTTCTGGCTTCATTATAAGATTTCCGCCTTCTATAGAACTTGTAGTAATACCCCATCCTCCAATAGATGCAGATACAAATTTTGCAAATCCATCTGATTTTATAGATGAAGATGCATTTGTTTCATTCGAAGGATTTCCTCCTATTAAAGCAGGAGTAAATATTTGATCAACCGATAAATCACCTCTAACAGTTAATGTGCTTCCAGCAAATTGTATAAAGTTACTAGCTGCTTTTGATCCAAATAAAAATCCAGAAGATGCAGTTATTTGTCCTTCAGATTTTAATCGAAGTGCATTTCCTGGAGATTTAATCTCTGCAGGAGAAATTTCAAATCCTGCAATTGATGCTGATCTAAATATTGCTAAACCTTGATCTGATATTGATGATGATGCATTCGCAGGTGTTGCTGGATTTCCGTTAATTAGTGCTGGAGTTAAAATACTATTTGCAGATAATGATCCTAAAATAGTTACATTATTTGTTATGACTCCACCTTCCATTAAAAAATTAGATGCTGTTATATCTCCAGATGGTCTTATATGATATCCTGAAGATGAAATTTCTAATTGTCCATTCGATCCACTAATAAATTGTGTTGCAGGATTACCTAAAAAGAATTTTTCTGTTTGTATTTCTAATCCACTTGGATCTGTTCTAAATTTAAAAAAGTTATTTGAATCAGCAACCATTTCCAAACCAACACCTTGATATGATGTTGCAAATTGATTTGGTAATGCAGAACCAGAAAATAATAAAAATCCTCCACGTCCAGTCATTGCTTGGTTAAACCCATCATAACCTAATGATCTAATATATCCAGTATTTTGTAATCCTACTATTTCAACTCCAGAATTTAATGTATCAGCAACAGTTAATGAACCTGTTAACATTGAAAATCCGCCGTCTATATATCTATTTCCTCCTTGAAATACTTGATTTGTTACTATTGTTTCATGATCACTTTTAACTCCAGCAGCGTTATAATATTCAATTTTAAATTTTATTTCATTATCAGATTTATGTTTTACAGGGATGTCAGTTCTGAATCTTGTGTAATTTTCTGTAAATCCTTTTTCTGCAGATGTTAATGTTCTAATATCTGAAAATTGCCATTGTCCTGATTCAATTAATATTAATAATGATCCATTTCCTGTTTTGTCTGCAGTAAAATTAAATTGTAAATTATCTAATCGTTGATTATTATTTGGAGTTTCATATTCTCCTATTTTTTTACCTAATAATATAGGATAATAATCATTTTGCAAATTAGTATTATCATAATCAAATGCAGATCCTGATAAATATATACAAATTTTTGGATTTTCTAGATTACTTAAAGAATTTTTTATCCCAATTGCATCAAATATTATTTTATATTCTGAATCTTTAACGAATACTCCAGGTAATGAACTTGTTGTTTGTAATACGATTGCATTTTGATCTCCGGAATATAAAACAGACGGCGTAACAATTAATGCATTATTTAATGAACTAGTTGAAAATGTTAATGTTGGTTTTGTAACTGTATTTTTTCCATTGTATTGATTAACTTCCCAATATGAATCAATTATACTTTGTGATGTAAAATAACCAATACTCACATCTGGAAAAATAGATCCAGTTGCATCAACAAATATTTCTGTAGGTTCTAATGATATATCATTAATTAATTCATATGTGCCAATAGTACCTGCACTATTTATATACAATTTAATTCTTGATACGTCGCCAGTCCCTGGATTTAAGTTTTTTATTTGTGTTAATGCAAATGATTCTGAATGTTGAGTTGGTATATATGTAGGTACTGCTTCATATGATAAAGAAAATGGTGATGCATCAAATTTAATAAATTCGTGTTGTGTTAAACTTTGACTATAAGTAAATACATATCGATCATCTAATTCAATAAAATCTTTATTTAATATTTTTTTAATTTTTGATGTATACGGTTTAGCAGAGCTAGTAGTTAATAACGGTATTGGTAATGCATTGACTGGATTAGTAACTGTTAATGTTCCTCCAGAAAATTTTGGATCAAATTCTCCTCCGGTTATTTTTGCTAATACACTATTGTTCCGTGTTTCAAATTCTAGTAATCCCGTTGTATATGTTGGAAACTGTTCGTTATTTTCATATATTCTATCTAATCGAACTCCTATTTGTTCTGAAACTTCTACTATTGGAAGTTTTGTATCTTCAAATATTATTTCTGAAGTATTAGTTGCTTTATTGTTAACTGATACATTTTTTGTCCATTTGACATTTAATTTATTTCTCCAAACGGGTGGAATTTGTTCTCCTGTATATAATTGATTTAAAACTGCAGCAATAGTTACAGTACAATTACCAGCTGGAGTTGTATCATAAATATAAACAGCTAATACTCTAGAAGTATCACTTTCAATATAATCAATAATTTCATGATAAATTGGATTTCTATTAGAATCAAGTATTTCAATTGCTAATTCAGTACCAATTTCAAATATATTAGTATTTCCTTTTAATTTAATTAAATTTTTACCAATAGTAAATTCCAATGGAAATTCGGTAATATTAAATATATTACTAGATAATGATGATTGATCGGTGATATATGTAGATAGTTGATCTAGATTACGAACTATAGTTGTTACTTTTTTCATACATGATATTCTTTTTTATAAATATTATGTATGTTGAATCTGGCTGAAATTATTTATCTTATTTACTTCAATTAAGTTATCTACCATATCTCTCATTGATTCTACGTGGGATATAATAATTGAAAAGTCAAATTTTGTTCTAAAATATTCAAATAAATTTGTTACCGCAGAAATATGTTCTCTATCTAAACTACCCCATCCTTCATCTATTGCAATAAAATTTGGTCTAGGTAATGCAGATACATTAATTAAAGCTACACGTATTGCTAATGAACTCATAAATCGTTCCATACCAGAAGTTAGCTCTAACGGCCAAAAATTATCCTCATCATAAATAATATATCCATTAATATTCTTACCATCTGTATTTAATACCATATTAAAGTCTACAACTTGATCTAGTACATTATTTATTTCTGTTTCTATTTTAGGCAATGCTTTTTTGATTAATTCATATGGCACCCCATCTCTTTTTACAGACTGTAAATAATATTCATATGCTTTATATTCAGTTTCCAATTGTTTATATGTTTCTAATTGTTCTAACGCAGTTTTCTTTTTGGTTTTTGCAACTTCTATTTCTCCATGATTTGATTTAACTTTATCAGTAATACTTTTTAAAGTATTTACAATGTCAATTATTAAATTCTTTTTTGTTTTAATTTTTTCATCGATTGATTTATTATGAATAATAGCAGTTTTATTCTTTTTAAATAATTCTTGTCGCTCATTAGTTGTTTCTAATTCAGATTCTTTTGTTTGTAAATCACTTTCAAGTACTTGCAATTGTAATTCAAATTTTTCTAATTTATTAGATAAGTCTATTTGTTCTTGATATTTTAAAATTGTATCTTGAATTATATCACGATTTGTTTGTAATTCAGATTGTTTTGTAAATGCATTATCTGCTAATTTTTTATTTTTTGGTAATTCTATTTTTGCTTCTTCTGCTTCTTTAACAAAAATATTGGAAATACAATATTTACATGTGTGATCATATTCATGAGTCTTTAAATGATCTATTTTTTGTTGTTGTAATTTGATTAATTGTTCCAATTGAGTAAGTTCTTTTGTTACAATTTTTATATCTTTATTTAATATATCTTTTTGATTTTTTTGTAGATTTAACTCATTTGTAGATATTATATCAAATTTTGGCATCTTTGTTATTATATCTTCTAGTTTGTTTATAGATATTTCTATATTTTCTATATTAGAAATTAATTGATTTTCTGTTGCTTCTAATTCAGATATATCTGGGCCATCATATGACATCGGTTGTTTTGATTCAATTAATTCAACAATATCATTCTGTACATTATTTCTTGAATTTTGTAAATCATTATCATTTTTTTCTAATTCAATTATAGTATCTTGATTTTCAATAATAATGTCATCAGATTCTTTTATAATATAACCAAAATCTATTTTTTTATATTCTTTTAATTTGCCAGATGTTTCTTTGATTTCTTCTGAAGCTAAATGATATAATTGTTCAAAAACAGTAGTGTCTAAAAATTGAGATAATAAATCTTTTCTTTCTCTTTGTGATTTTTCTATAAA